CCCTGGCGGAAGCGTGACAGAGGGAATTGCGATCGCCAATGCGCTGCGCTCTCACCCTGCGAACGTCACGGTGCAGGTCGACGGGATCGCGGCGTCCATCGCTTCGGTCATCGCGATGGCGGGCGACCGGGTGCGGATGATGCCGAACGCGCTCTTGATGGTGCACGAAGCCTCGGGCATCTGTGCCGGGGATTCGGCTGAGATGATCAAGATGGCGGAAGTCCTCGACAAGATCAGCGGGAACATCGCGGACGCCTACGCCGTGAAGGCGGGCGGCACTCGGGACGACTGGCGCCAGGTCATGAAGGATGAGACCTGGTACACGGCCGAGGAGGCCGTCAAGGCTGGGCTTGCCGACGAGATGGTGTCTGCTCGTAAGCAGCAGGCGGAGTCCGAACCGGACGCCCCGGAGATGGCGGCCCGCTTCGACCTGGCCGCCTACGGCTACCACGGCCCCGCGCAGCCGGAGGCGCCGAAGCCCGGCCCGCCCCCGATGAAGGCGCAGACCGGAGAGCCCGCCCCGCCGATCGCCCTGACGATCAGTCTCGGTGAGGCGCTCGGCGAGCAGCTCGTCACCGCGGTTCGTGCCGCTGTCACCCCCAGCGTCTCGGCTGAGCCTGTGGGGACGGGGCGCCAGGCCGAGGCCAACGCCGCCGGCCCGGAGCCTTCCCCCCTGGACGCCGGGCTGGCGGCACCCAACGACCCCGAGCCCACCCCGTGGGCGGCGGCGTTCGCCCCCCTCACCACGCCCCAGCCCGATCCGTGGGCTGCGGCATTCGCACCACTGACAACCGGCCCAGCGTCGTCCAGCGCGACGGAATCCTGAGGAGGAGCCATGGCCACCCCCACCATCCCGCGCACCAGTGACGAACTGGGCGAAATGCTTGCCGACCCCGCGGCAGTCAAGAACATCGCGGAGTCCCCGGAGAAGCTTCGGACGTTCATCGACGCCTATGCCAACCGGCAGCAGGGCGACGGCACCGACCTGAACCGGCTCGTCGCGGAGGAGACGCAGAAGCAGCTCGCGGACTTCCTCCGCGACCAGGGCGCCGATGTCTCCAGCAAGGACGTCAAGCGCCTGAACCTGGACCCGCAGAACCGCGGCGCCAAGGGCAGCATGCTGACGTCGCACCGGCAGGGCACCGCGCACAACCCGGCGGCGCCGGGCGCGGTCCTCGACGGGCACTTCGACAACGCGATGGACTACGCCAAGACCATCTGGCACAAGAACAGCAGCGCGGACCCCGAGAAGCTGGGCGCCCTGCGGAACGCCGCCAGCTCCGTCAGCCCGGCGGACGGCGGGTTCCTGGTCCCGGAGACCCTGCGGTCGCAGCTGATGCAGATCGCCCTGGAGTCCTCGGTGATCCGCCCGCTCGCGACGGTCGTTCCGATGGACTCGGCGCGGGTGCCGTTCCCGATGATCGACGTGACCACCAACCAGGGCTCCGTCTTCGGCGGGATGATCGCGTACTGGGGTGAGGAAGGCGCGGCGCTCGTCGACAGCTCCCCGAAGTTCGGGCGGATCGAGCTCGACGCGAAGAAGCTCACCGGGCTGTCCGCGGTGCCGAACGAGCTCCTGCAGGACTCGGCGATCTCGTTCTCGGCGCTGATCGAGAACCTGTGGCCGAAGGCGATCGCGTTCTCCGAGGACGCGGCGTTCCAGACCGGCTCTGGGGTCGGTGAGCCGCTCGGCTACCGCGGCGCCGGCAACAAGGCCGCGATCGCCGTCAGTCGTGGTACGGCCAGCACCATCAAGTACCTGGACATCATCGCGATGTACGCGCAGATGCTCCCCTCCAGCCTGAACAACGCGGTGTGGATCTGCTCCCCGGACGCGATCCCGCAGCTGCTCCAGATGTCCCTGACCGTCGGCACTGGCGGTAACGCCATGTTCGTCGTGAACGCAACCGGGCCGATGCCGATGTCGCTGCTCGGACGGCCGCTGATCATCACCGAGAAGGCCAGTGCGCTCGGCACCCGCGGCGACCTGTCGTTCGTCGACCTGTCGTACTACCTGGTCGGCGACCGGCAGTCCATGTCGGCGGACTCCTCGACGGACTTCAACTTCGGCTCCGACAAGACGACGTTCCGGATCATCCAGCGTGTCGACGGCCGCCCCTGGCTGAAGAGCCCGATCACCCCGCAGAACGGCTCCACCAACAAGCTCAGCCCGTTCATCGAACTGAACTGACCCCCGGCCGGCCCCGACAGGACCGCGTAGAAGAAAGGCAAGACGATGGCTCAGAAGGCACTCGGCCGGCTGTTCAACACCACCCCGGCCGCCGACGGCGTGTGGATCAACCTGCAGGACGCGGGCGGCGTCACGTTCTCCTGCTTCCTGACCGGCGCCGTGGGTGACACGTACACCCTCACGCAGGCCAAGGACTCGGCGGGCACGGGCTCGAAGAACCTCGCCTGCATCACCGAGTACTGGACGAACACGGGCAACGGCACCGACGCCTGGACCGTGACCTCCCAGGCAGCGGCAGCGACCGTCGTCACCACAGCGACGGCAGCACAGAACGCGATGGTGTGCGAGGTGCAGGGCACCAGCCTCGACGACGGCTACAAGTTCGTGAAGCTCACCTCGACGGGCGCGGGCACCGTCAACGCGCTGCCCCGGGACCTGATGACGCAGCGGGCGCCGGAGAAGCTGCCCGCGACGGGCGTCTGATGTCCGCGTGGGTGTGTCCGGAGTGCACCGCCGCCTACTCGGTCGGTGCACCCCGGTGCCCGCAGTGCGGTCACACCGAGCATGTGGAGGAAGGACAGGACATGCCGAAGACCACCGTCCACGGGGGCGCGAGCGACGCCACCTTTGACGACGAGGGAGGTGAGCAGTCATCGCCGACACCGGAGGCGGATGGTACGACCTCGTCGACATCCTCCAGGAAGGCCGCGACCTCGCCCGAGACGAGCGAGAGCGCGACCGTGAAGCCTGCCCCCAAGACGGGGAGCCGCTCCGGGAAGGCCCGGACGGGCTCCTCTACTGCCCGTGGGACGGCTGGCGGCCCGACGGCACCTACCTCTGACAAGTAGCCCCAGCCCCCGCACCGACACCGCGAGAGAGAGGAGGGACCGCACATGAGCGCCACCGGCTACGTCTCCACCACGGGCGACGCACGCAAAGTCAGCAAGACCGGCGACACCATGACCGGCGAGCTTGTGCTGCCCGACTCCTCCCCGGACGCCGCGCTGTCCGCCGCCAGCCGCGGCTACGTGGACGCAACCACCGCCGGGTACCTGCCCCTCACCGGCGGCACCCTGTCCGGTGACCTGACTGTCGCCGGCCGCCTGCAGGTGGCTGGTGTGACGCTGCCGCTGCTCGCGCCGACTGCGTCCCGGCAGGCGTGGCGGGCCTCGTCGTACATTCAGAATTTTCAGGCCGGTCACGGGTGGACGGCGTCGGGCGTGGCGTCGTCCAGCCTCAACGACTCGTCGACGTTCGTGCGGGGTACGCAGTGCGCGACGGTCACGAGCAGCGGCACCGGCAGCAACGGCAACTTGCAGAAGTTCGGGCAGGGCGCGTTCGACCTGACGGGGAAGGCGGTCCGGCTGATCCTCAAGCTGGACACGACCACGCACGTGTCCAGCGTCAACTTCTACGTCGGCACGTCCAGCTTGAGCAGCTACTTCAAGTGGAAGCTGTGGAACGTGACCGCGTCCTCGTCGATGATGCAGGCCGGGGAGTGGGTGACGGTCACGCTTCAGTGGGCGGATGTGAATGCCGCTTCCGGCACTTTCACGATCTCCAGTACTGGTGTGCCGTCGGTCACGTCCGGCTTCACGGACATGCTGTTCCAGGTCATCGATGATGCTGCCGGGACTGTGACCGCGCACCTGCAGTCCGTGGAGATCATTCCCGACACCAAGGTCACCTTCCCCAGTGGTGTCGTGTCGATCACTTTCGATGATTCGTGGCAGTCCGTGCACGACAATGCCCGGCCGGTCATGGACAGCTACGGCTACCGGGGCACCACGTACACGATCGCGGACTACATCGGCACCAGCGGGCGTTTGACGCTGCCGCAGCTGCGCTCGGTTCAGGATTTGTCTGGCTGGGAGGTTGCCGGGCATGCCTACACCAACGCCAACCACGCCACCCGGTACGTCAACCTCACGGCGCAGCAGGTCGATGACGAGCTGCGAAATTTGAAGGCGTGGCTGGCCAGCAACGAATTCACGTCTGACGCGTTCGCCTACCCGGGCGGGCAGTTCGGGCCGACGACTGATGGCGTCCCGGTGGATCAGCTGGTGGGCCGGTACTTCAACACAGGCCGGTCGATCAACTACTTGAACACGACGGAAATGTTCCCGGCGGCCATGCCGCGCCGTATGCGGGCGCTGTCGTCGATCGGCGGTTTCATCTCTGCCGGGGATCCGGCGAACGTCGCGAAGCTGACCGGTACCGGTGGTCTCCTGGACCGCTGCAAGAACTCCGGGTCGTGGCTGATCTTGACTTTTCACCAGGTCATCACCGGATCCGAGACCGACAGCACCCAGTGTTCGGTCGCGAACTTCCAGACGGTCATGGCTGCGATCAACTCCCGCGGCATCCCGGTGCTGCCGGTCGGCGACGTCGTCCGGAACTACGGATAAGAGAGGGGAACGGAATGACAAGCGTCATCGCAGGCCAGGCCGTGCCCCTGCTGTCGCAGTGGCTCGACTTTCAAGGCGGCTCCCTCGTCGACCTGGACGCGGCCCCGACGATCGGTATCGTCGCCATCGCTACCGGCAGCGTCGTAGTCGCCCCGACCGCTGGTGTCACGCACCCCGGTACGGGCTCCTACGGCTACGCCTGGACGCCGCCGCAGGCCCTGCCGTCCGGCGACTACCTGGCGACCTGGTCCGGTCTGAAGGCCGGGCAGCCCGTGACTGCCAGCGAGACGGTCACTGTTGTCGCCGCTGGCACGGTCCCCAGTCCGGTGACGGGCCGGGCGTGGTACTGCACCCGGGAGGACGTGAGGTCCGCTCTGGATGCCGAGAGCGCCGCGCGCACAGACGCACAGGTTGACCGTGCGATTGACTCCGCGTCGCGTGCGGTCGAGGCGCTGTGCCAGCGTGATTTTGCGCCCGTGGCCGGTACTCGGTTCTTTGACTGGCCGTCGCAGCAGACGTCGCGGTCGTGGCGGGTGTGGCTGGACCGCAACGAGATCATCACCGCGAGTTTGGTGATCTCTGGGGATGTGACGATTCCCGCGACGGACTACTTCCTGGAGCCCGCCAACAGCGGGCCTCCGTTCAACCGGGTCGAGGTGCGTCTCGATCGGCCCTCCGGGTGGCAGGCCGGGTCCACGCAGCAGCGGGCCATCGCGATCACCGGACGGTTCGGGTACAGCGACACCCAGGAGCCCGCCGGGGCGCTCGCTGCGGGCATCGACGCGGCCACGGTGGCGGTGACCGTCACGGACTCCTCCGTGCTCGGTGTCGGCGATCTCCTGACGGTGGGCGGCGAGCGGATGACGGTCACCGGGAAGCGCCTCACGGGCACGGGGCAGACCGTGCAGACGCCGCTGACCGCGAAGAACAACGACAACGTCGTCGCCGTCTCGGACGGCACCGTGTTCCATGAGGGCGAAATCGTCACCGTCGGCGCGGAGCAGATGGAGATCCGTGCCATCACCGGGAACACCCTCATCGTCAAGCGGGCTGTCGCCGGGAGTGTCCTCGCCGCCCACACCGGGACGGCGGTCTACGTGCCGCGGCTGCTCACCGTGGCCCGCGCCGCCGCGGGGTCCACCGCCAGCACCGCGTCCAGCGGCACGGCTGTAACCCGCTGGACGCCGCCCGGCCCCGTGCACGCCCTGACCGTCGCAGAAGCCCTGAACACGTTGCTGCAAGAGCAGGCCGGATATTTGCGGACCGCGGGCGGCTCGTCGGGCTCGGGCGGTAAGGAAGCGACCCTCGACGCCCTCAACGGGATGCGCGCCCAGGTTGTTTCGACGCACGGCCGGCAGGCCCGGATCAGGGTGGTGTGAGTCGTGGCTGACGAAGTGAGCGTGACGGTGCGGGCGTCGGGCCCGTTGTTCGACGGCCGCGCCTCCAGCATGATCACGCGTTGGACGCGTGAAGGCGGCGAAGAGATCGCCCAATGGGCCGAGCAGGAAGTCCACCGGGTTCTGCATCAGGTGTTGCGGCATCCGACCGGGTACTACGAGTCGCACGTGCGGATCAACCGGGTCTCCCCGGATCGGTTCGACATCACCGACGGCGGTGTCGTGTACGGGCCGTGGCTGGAGGGGACCGGGTCTCGCAACAGCCCGGTGACCCGCTTCAAGGGCTACGCCACGTTCCGCCGCGTGCAGCAGCGCGTCGAGCGGCGGGCGGACCGGCTGATGCAGCGGATCCTCGACCGGCATACGAGGGAGCTGTGATGAGCACTCCCCTCGACATTGACACCCTGCTGTCCGAGGTCATCTCCCGCGCGGAGACCCTCGGCGTCTTCTCCGAAATCAATGGGCACGAGCCGAAGTCCGCGCCCGGGCAGGGCGTGACCGCGGCGGTGTGGGCGCAGGAGATCGACCCGGTACCCGGCGTGTCGGGACTCGGCTCGACCAGCGTCCGCGTCGGCCTGATGTGGCGCCTGTACACGCCGATGCTGTCGCTCGCCCCGGACTCCATCGACCCGGCAATGCTCAAGGCGCTGGACGCCCTGTGCGGCTCGTACAGCGCCGGGTTCACCCTCGACGGGGCGGTCATGGAAGTCGACCTGCTCGGCTCCTACGGCGACCCGATGCGGGCCCGCGCCGGCTACCTCAACCAGGACGGCACGATGTTCCGAGTCCTCGACCTGACCGTTCCCCTCATCGTTCCCGATCTGTGGACCCAGGAGGCATGAGCATGAGCAAATCGTCCGGGCTCGGCGACCGCCTTTTCGTGGCGGGCTACGACCTCAGCGGTGACGTCAACAGCCCGGCCCTGTCCGGTGGCCCGGCGACCCTCCCCGTGACCGGCATCGACAAGGCCGCCTACGAGCGGATCGGCGGCGTGCGCGACGGGTCGATCGGCTGGACGGCGTTCTTCAACACGGCTATCGGTCAAGCGCATCCGGTGCTGTCCACGCTACCCACCACGGACGTGCAGCTGGCGTACTGCCGCGGCACCACCTTGGGTGATCCTGCTGCGGCGATCGTCGCGAAGCAGATCGGCTACGACGGGACCCGCGGGGATGATGGGGCGTTCACGTTCGCGTTGCAGGCGCAGGCCAACGGCTTCGGCCTGGAGTGGGGGCAGCAGCTCACGGCCGGTTTGCGGACGGACACTACGGCCACCAACGGGGCGAGCATCGACCAGGGCGCGGCTACCGCGTTCGGAGCGCAGGCGTACCTGCAGGTGACGGCGCTGACGGGCACGGACGTCACCGTGAAAATCCAGGACAGCGCCGACAACAGCACGTTCGCTGATGTCACTGGGCTGTCGTTCACGCAGACCACGACCGCCCGCACCACGCAGCGGATCGCCACAGCAGGCGGCGCAACGATCCGCCGCTACGTGCGCGCTGTGACCGTCACCACCGGCGGCTTCACGTCCGTCACGTTCTCCGTCGTCGTGGCGATCAACCCTGTGGCGGTGAGTTTCTGATGAACCGCATCACCCCGAACATGCCCGTGCAGTCCTACCGAACGTTCGAGATCCGCTCACCTTTCGGCAGCCACTGGACCGATGCGACGTGCGCGGACGTCGACTGCGAGCACTACGTGCACGGCTGGACATCCGTCGTTGACGAATCCACCGACCTCGGCCAGCAGCAGGCGCACTACATCCGGCACGACACCAGCCGCCGGCACGCCGAAGAACGCCGCCCGGACGGGCTGACCGCCTTCGCGTTCGAGGCGGGGCAGCGGTGCTTCGCCGCGTCCAAGCACCGGAAGCCGACCGGGCGCCCCGAGGTGTACCTGTCCCGGGGCGGGGACTGGCGCGGCACCACCAGCGGGCCGCTCACGCATTCCGGACCGGATGCGTGGCTGGACGAGTTCCAGACCAATCAGGACAAGCTGAAGACCCGGATCGACCGGGGCTAACAGGAAGGACAAGCCATGGCAAAGGCCAGCGGCATTGGCTGGAGCGCGTGCAGTGTCGACGATGCGGCGGGTACCCCCGTCGTCATCAAGAACGACGTCACGAACTTGCAGTTCTCCACCCCCCGCGCAACGCAGGACGTCACGGGCATCGACAAGTCCGCGATGGAACGGCTGCTGCTCCTCGCGGATTTCTCCATCACCCTGAACGGCGTTTTCAACGCGGCCGTCAGCCACACGGCGTGGAAGACGATCCCGTCCACATCGGTGGCGCGCACCACATCCCTGACCGTCAACGGCGTGTCGCTGAACACCGAGGTGCTGTACACCGACTACCCGCTCAGCCGCGCCGACTCCGGCGAACTCACGTGGGCCGTGCCCGGCGTCCTCGCCGACGGCCAAGTACCCACCTGGACATGACAAGGAACTAGGGGTCACGCCATGGGCTACCGCACACCACGCCGCACCTACACGCTGCCACTCGGCAGCGACTTCGCCGGACTGGACGTCACCGTCCGCTCCGTCAGCATCAACGAATACATGAAACTCGCCGGATTCACCGGCGACAACGTGCCCGTCTCCTACGCCCTCGACCAATTCCGGCTCAACCTCATCGACTGGAACCTCGAAGACGAAGACGGCACCCCCATCCCCGTCACCCAGGCCGGCGATCAGGACAAGGAACTGATCCTCGCGCTCACCACCGCCTGGGTGACGTCCCTGCACGGGGTGCCCGACCCTTTGGAGCCCAGCTCGCCCGATGGCGGGCCGTCCCTGGCGGAGTCGATTCCGATGGAAACCCCATCCACCCACCCGCAGCCCTCGTAGAAGCCGAAACCCTCCTGAACCTGCTCCGCCAGTTCCCCGCCTACACCCTGCGGACACTGCGCGAAGAGGACGTGGAGCTCCTGCAGCTCCTCGCGGTCGAGAAAGCAGGCCGCCGCGAACAGCCCGATCCCGAAATGGAAGGAGCCGTAACTGATGCCTAGCGCCGTTGACATTCTTGTTCGGCTCCGCACTTCCACGTCCAACGGCCTGATCGATCTGCATGTGGCGCTGCGGGGCCTGGAGAGCGATGCGAGCGCCAGCGACCGGGCGTTGAGGAACCTGCGGGCCGGGCTTGTCAGTCTGGCCCCGGCGGCGATTCCGGTCGCGGCGGTCGCGGTGGCGGCGCTGGGCCCGCTGGTGGCGCAGCTCGGTGCGGCATCGATCGCGGCGGGTGCTTTCACGGCGGCGGTCATCCCGCAGGCTGCGGCACTGTCGGATGCGGCGAAGGCCCAGCAGAAAGCCACCGAGGCCACCACCAAATACGGGCCGGCATCGAAGCAGGCCACGGCGGCACAAAACGAATACCAGGCGCTGCTGGCGAAGATGCCGCCGGCGACCAGGCAGGCCGCGGCGGCGTTCTCGAATCTCACGGTCGCCTACAAGGGCTGGTCGAACTCGCTGGCGTCGTCGACGATGCCGGTCGCGGTGAAGTCGTTCGCGGTACTGGAGGCAATCCTGCCGAGGTTGACGCCGCTGGTGCAGGGCGCGTCGGATCAGTTTGATCGGCTGGTGACGGCGATGGCTGGCGCCACCCAGTCGGCGGGCTTCGACAAGCTGAACCGCGAGTTCGATCAGTTCGCGAATCGGGCGTTGAAGAAGACCGTCGACGAGGTGCTGCATTTTTCGCGGGTCTTGTCGCAGGGCGATTTCAACAAGGGTCCGCTGCACGAGTTTTTCGCCTACGCGAAGCAGAACGGGCCGCTGGTCCGGGACACGATGAAGAACCTTGTGGAGGCGTTGGCGCATCTGGGGCGGGCCGCATCGGATGCCGGGCCGGGCATGCTCACGATCGTCAATGCTTTGGCGAAGCTGGTCAACGCGGTCCCGGCGCCGGTGCTGACGCGCCTGCTGCAGCTGTACACAGCGCTCAGGTTGTTGAAGGGCACGGCGGCTGGGGTGCAGATCGTTGCCGGGTCGCTGGGGAACTTGACCCGGCAGTTGGGCACGATGGCGAACGCCGCGTCGAACGCTGGTGGTGGCCTGGCGGGGGTGCGTGCGGCGTTGGCGACGCTCAGCACGGGCACGAAGGTCGCCGGGGTTATTGCGGTCATCGCGGGTATTGCGTTGGCGTTGAAGGCCCTGTCGGGGTCGGGGAAGGCCGCGCCGGATGTGCAGCGCCTGACGTCGGCGATCGGGGAACTCGGCCGTACCGGGCAGGTTAGTGGTGAGGCAGCCCGTGTGTTCGGGAAGGACTTCGACGACCTGAACTATGCCATCGGGCGTCTCAACGGGCGCCGCTCGGGCATGGATGCGTTCAATGACACCATGAACAAGGTTTTCACCTTGGGCATGGGCAAGTCCAACAGTGCGAAGAACGCGGCGAAGGACCTCGACGGCGTCGATAAGGCCCTCGCTGACCTGGTGCAAAACGGCAACGCCAACCTGGCTGCGGCGGCGTTGAAGAGGCTGACCGACGAGTACACGAAGGCCGGGCATCCCGCGTCGGACCTGACGGGGAAGCTCGACGACTACAAGTCGGCGTTGGCGGATGCGAAGTTTGAGCAGGAGCTGACCGCCGACAGCATGGGCTTGTTCGGGAAGCAGGCGCAGGCCACGCAGAAGACGCTGGAAGCACAGAAGCAGTCCGCGGACGGGCTACGGCAGTCCATTCAGGCGCTGAACGACGCGAACCGTGCGGGTATCGACGGGATGATCGGTTTTGAGCAGGCCATCGCGGACGCTGCGAAGGCGGCAAAGGACAACGGTTCCGCGCTGCACATGGTCAACGGGCAGCTTGACCTGAGCAGTCAGAAGGCCCGCGATGAGGCGTCATCGTTGGATGATCTTGCGGCGAAGACGGATGCGGCGACGTCGGCCGCACGCGATCAGGGCAAGTCGTGGCAGGACGTCAATACCATCTACGCCCGGGGCCGCGACGCGCTGATCAGGACCGCGAGGCAGATGGGCCTGACCACGCAGCAGGCGAAAACGCTGGCGGATCAGATCCTGAAAACCCCGGACAAGACGGCCCGTCTGCGGGGAAACATGGAGGATCTTCGGAAGAAGGTCGCTTCGGCGAAGGCGCAACTGAAGTCGGTCCCCGCGTCGAAGACCACGGCGATCCGGGGGAATATCGCTCAGTTGCAGAACGTGATCAGGGACGCGCAGGCGGAAATCGCGGCCCTTCAAGGCAAAACCATTGTGATCCGCTCCACCTACGTGTCGGGTATCGGGAACGTCTCGCATGAGGGTGGCGGCTATGCGCACGGCGGGATCATCGGTGCCGCGTCCGGCGGGCCCCGCTCCCGGATGACGCTGGTCGGCGAGCAGGGCCCGGAACTGGTTGACCTGGCCGCAGGGTCCCGCGTCCACACCGCCAACCAGACACGGCAAATGCTCGCCACCGGCGGCGGCGTGTCGGGCCAGCCGATCGCGCTGACCGTCGTCATCGGCGGCACCACCGTCGGCACGGCACTGATCGATCCGCTCCGCAAGGAAATCCGCAACCAGGGCGGGAACGTTCAGATCGTCCTCGGACAGAAAGGCAAGTAGATGCACAGGTATCAGGCGATCAACGCGCCGATGGCTCTTACCGCGGCAACCGCGAAGGTCACGACGGGCACGACCATCAAGACGATGCTCCAGATCGCCACCCCGGCGACCAGGCAACTTCAGGTGATCAGCTGGGGCTTCTCGATCGACGCGGCGCCGGCCACGACCTCCACAGGCACGGTGGAGCTGATCCAGACCGATGTGGCGGCCACGGTCACCGCACACGCCGCATCCGGTGTGCAGCCGCTGGACCCGAACGCGCCCGCGTCGCTGGTGTCGCTGGGCACGACGGGCACCGGGTACTCGGCGTCCGCGGAGGGCACCCCGACCGGGACGAGGACGTTCGACGTGCAGCTCATCCCGGGCCTCACGGCGGGCGGCTCCGGGATCGAGCCGTACTCCTACCAGTTCATGCCGGACGAGCGGCCGATCGTCGGCGTCTCCAAGTTTCTGCGGGTCAGGATGACCTTCAGCGCCGCGGTGAACGCCCTGGTGTGGGTTGTCTGGGACGAGTGACCCATGCCGCACTCCGCTCTCGCCCCGCTGATCTCGGGCTGGACTCGCCGCGTTGGCGGCAGGCCAGGCCCGTACTCCGTCGCGTCCGGATCGGGTGAGGCGTCCGGCGGGTACGGGCCGAACGGGCTGCTGGTGGAGCTGCTGGTGGACGGCTCGTGGGTGGACATCACGCCGAAGGTGATGGTGCGGGACAGCGGCGGCCAGATCTCCATCAGCCGGGGGCAGACGGCAGAGGGCCAGGCCCCGTCGCAGGGCACCGCGTCGTTCCAGCTGAACAACCGGGACGGCCTTTTCAGCACGGGCAATGCGATGTCCCCGTACTGGGGGAAGATCGGCCGCAACACCCAGCTCAGGGTCTCCGTCACGAAGGGCGACGACAAGTCGTACCGCTTCTGGGGCGAGGTCACCGCCTGGCCCGAGGACTGGGACACCACCGACACCGACATCTGGGTGGACATCGAAGCCGCGGGGATCTTGCGCCGCCTCGGGCAGAGCAACACGCCGCTACGGTCCACGATGTACCGCGGCCTCACGTCGATGGCCACCACGGCACCCGTGGCGTACTGGCCGTGCGAAGACGGCGAGTCCTCCACATCGCTCGCGTCCGCGTCCGGGGGTACCGCGATGCGCCTCGTGGGCTCGCCGACGCTGGCGTCGGATACCGGGTTTCTGTGCTCGACTGCCCTCCCCGTGATGAGCGGTGGCAGTTTCGTCGGCAAGGTGCCGACCTACACGGTGACCGGCGAGTCGCAGGTGCGGTTCCTGATGCTGCTCCCGACAGCGCCGCCCAACGGAACCCAGCTCGTCAAGTGCGGCGCCACCGGCACCGTCGCGTTCTGGGCCGTGGCCTACGGCACCGGCGGCGGCCTGGCCATCCGTGGCCTCGACACCGACGGCATCACCGTGCTCTACGACACGGGGTTCATCGCGTTCGCCGCGGACGGCCTGCGCCTGCGCATCTCAATGGAACTGACGCAGGCCGGCGGCAACGTCAACTGGGCCCTGTCCGTGATCAACGCCAGCACAGGCGCAATCAGCGGCGGTAGCGGCACCTTCAACTCCGTGACGGTTGGGCGCCTCACCTCGGTCACCGTGACCCCGGGCCAGACGATCACCGACGGGGTGTTCGGGCACATCAGCGTCCAGTCCGACGTCACCAGCGTGTTCGATCTCTCCCAGCAGGTCACGGCATTCCTCGGTGAGGGCGCTGGCACGCGGCTCAACCGGCTGTGCACTGAGCAGGGCGTGAACTTCACGACTGTCGGCAGTCTTTCGGTTGATCCGATGGGCCCCCAACTGCCGAACACTTTCCTGGCCCTGGTGCAGGAGTGCCTCGACGTCGACACCGGGACCTGGTTCGAGCGCGAGACCGCGTTCGGCATGGCCTACCGCTCCCGCACCGCCTTGTACAGCCAGACGCCGGGACTGACCTTGTCGTATCCGGGGAATCAGCTGGCCGCGGTCCCGAAGCCCGTTCCGGACGATCAGAACGTCAAGAACCAGGTGACGGCCGGCCGGCCGAACGGCTCGTCGTTCACGGCGGAACTCGCCACGGGTGCGCTGTCGACACAGGACCCGCCGAACGGCGTCGGGGCCTATGCGGATTCCCCGACGCTGAACGTGCAGACCGACACGGATCTGACGCAGCACGCGTGGTGGCGTGTCGCGGTCGGGACGGTGGATGAGCCGCGCTACCCGGCGATCTCCATCAATTTGGCGCACCCGGCGATGGCCGAGCAGCGTCTCGCCGCACTGAACGTCCTCTTCGGGAAGCGGATCGTCGTGCAGGCGCCGCCCGCGCGGTTGGGCGGGGACATCTCCCAGATCGTCATCGGCATCACCGAGACGATCACCCATTTTGAGCACCGCATCACCTACGTGTGCCAGCCCGAATCGCCCTACCGGATACTCACCCTCGACAGCGCCGACTTCGGGCACCTGGACGCCGACGGCTCAACGCTCACCGAGGACCTGACACCAACACAAGCCACCATGCTGGTGTCCTCCCCTACCAGCTCGCTGTGGACCACCGACCCCACGGACCTCCCCGTCGACGTGGTGGCGGCCGGCGAGCGGATGACCGTCACCAACATCACCGGCACGTCATCCCCGCAAACCTTCACAGTCACCCGCAGCGTCAACGGCGTCGTCAAGGCGGCGCCCGCGGGCACCACTGTCGCCCTGGCCCAACCCGTATACATCGGACTCTGAGGAGCAACCGTGGCCTTCACCGCCGGGCAGCGCGCCACCGCGACGGCCCTCAATCTGACGGCAGACCCGCCGCGTTTCGGCGGGCTCTGCACGGCCGGGCAGACCCTCGCCAGCGGCAACACTTACATCGCGATCAACCTCGACACGGAGCTCTACGACACCGTCGACGGCTGGTCGCCTGCGGCCCCGTCCCGGTACACGGTGCAGGTCGCAGGCCTGTATCTCGCGACCGCGGCCGTGGGCTTCGTCGCCAACTCGACCGGAAACCGGTCGCTGCAGATCGGTGTCAACGGCGGCTCCGGCACCGTCGGTGTGCGTATCGCCGGGCCGTGCGCGCCCTCGAACAGCTGGTTCAGCTCGATCACCGCCCACCTGCAGCTCAGCGTCGGCGACTACGTGGAGTGCATGGCCTGGCAGGCGTCCGGCGGCAGTCTCGCCACCTCATCCGGCAGCACCAGTGTGCCCACGCTGTCGCTCGTGCGGGTGTCCGCGTAGCCCGGCTCAAAATCCGTTTTCAGTCCCAGGAGGATGCATGACCATGATGTTCCGCGGCGGGAAGCTCCCCGCGCAGCCCGCGAGGCCGCAGTTGAAACTGTCCGCCGTCATGGCGACACTGGCGGCGCCCCCGGCCTCGTGTGACTGGCAGGCCGACTCCATCACCTGGCCGATGTACGGCAACGACCAGTACGGCGACTGCACGTGCGCTGAGATCGGCCACCAGGTCAACCAGCTGACGTTCTACGGGACCGGCCAGGAGGTGCGGCCGACGGACACGGATGTACTCGGCGTGTATGCGGCGGTGACCGGCTTCGACCCGAAGAAGCCGTCGACGGATCAGGGCGCGTACATCCAGGACGTGCTGGCGTACTGGCGGAAGACCGGCATAGCCGGGCACAAAATCGCCGCCTACGCGTCGGTCGACGTCGCCAACCTCACCGAGGTCAAGCAGGCCATCAACCTGTTCGGCTCCGTCAACGTCGGCCTCAACTTCCCCGACTCCGCGATGACCCAGTTCAACGCGGGCAAGCCGTGGGACGTCGTGCGCGGCGCGCGCATCGAAGGCGGGCACTGCGTCATGGTCGGCGCCTACGGCGGCGGCACGCTCAGCGCCGTCACGTGGGGCGCCGAAACGGCAATGACCGAGGCGTTCTGGCACAAGTACGTCGACGAAGCCTGGGTGGTCCTCGACGCCGACGGCCTGACTCGGGCCGGCGGCTATTTCGCGGGGGCCCCGTCGTTCTACGCGCTCGGGCAGCAGTTCGCGGCACTGACGGGGCAGCCCAACCCGATCCCCGCACCGGCCCCCGTACCGCGGCCAGCACCGACCGGCGCGCAGGTCGCCTCCGGGGTCCGCGCCACACTGACCGGACTGGGGGTGTGACATGACCGTTAAGGGCATCGACATTGCCTCGTACCAGGGAGCCGACTACTCCACCACCGGCCTCGCTTTTGTGGTCGTCAAGGCCACCGAGGGCACGAGCTACATCAACCCCAAGCACAACGCGCAGATAGCTACCGGCCGTGCCGCGGGCCTGGTCGTCGGGCACTACCACTTCGTCAGGCCCGGCGACATCGTCGCGCAGGCCGCGTACTTCCTCGCGCACGCCGCTCCCAAGACCGGGGACGTCCTGGTCCTCGACTGGGAAGACCACGGCGTCTCTTCCGCGGACAAAGACACGTTCATCAAAGCCATACGGACTGCGGCACCGCACCACCGGGTGCTGCTGTACTGCAACCGCGACTTCTGGCTCAACCGCGACCACTCGGCCTTCTGCGGCGATGGCCTGTGGATCGCCGACCCCGGCGCCCCGGCCGGTCACCCGCGGGTCGAGCACCCGTGGGTGATGCACCAGTACAGCGAGGCTGGCGGCGTTGACCGGGACGTGGCGAGCTTCGCCAACGCGGCGGCTCTGCGCACGTGGGCGGCCAAGGACACCAAGCCGCCCGCCCCGCGGCCGGCCGCGACACCGCGCGTCGACCTGTCCAACCTGATCGCCGCCGCGAAGACCGACCCGCGGGCACGCCAGGGCCACACCACGCACCCGGCAGACGTGCGGATCGTCGAAGCCGCCCTCAAGGCAGAGCACTTGCTGCCCGCGGCCTACGCGGGCGACGGCTCTTTCGGCAGCAAGACCGTCCTGGCCTACGCCGCATGGCAACGCCACCTCGGCTACACCGGTGCCGCCGCCGACGGCATCCCCGGCAAAGCCAGCCTCACCAAACTCGGCAGCAGGCACGGCTTCACCGTCACCCCCTGACCCTTCAGCAGAACGGAACTCCACCATGGGAAGCACCACGAGGCGTTGGGCGATCGAAGCGAAAGTCATCGCCGCCACCGCCGCCACCGCAGCCGCCGGGATCACCGTCGCCGTCCTCAACGACATCGAAAACGATCACGCCCTGCTCGGCTCGACGCCCGCCTGGCTCCAAGCCCTGGCCGTGATCGTCGTCCCGCCGCTGGCGACGTTCCTCGCCGGATACCAGACCAAGCACACCCCGCGCGAAACCGGCACCCCGGGCGCCTGACCGTAGGAGAGCCACGTGGGCGACGAGCCGACGATCGGCGAGCTGGGCCGACGGCTCGACGACCGCATCACAGACCTCCGCGACGACATCGCCCAACTCGGCCGCCGCATCGACGACAAAGTCGAGGCGAGGATCTACCAGCTGCAGTACGAGGCGCTTGCTGACCGGATGACCGCGATCGAAACGCTCCGCACCCAGGACGCGGCACGGGTTGCGGGAACCAGGCGGTGGCTTTTCGGCGCGGTCGTCGTGCCGCTGGTCACGGTCCTACTGACGTATGTGTTGAGCAGAGGAGGCTCGGGGTGACGGACCTACGGGAGGAGCGGAAGCGCCGCCGCCGCGGGGATTTGATCGCGATCGTGGGTGCGATTGTTGCTGGGGCGGTGGTGGCGTGGATCGTGTACAGCGTCCATAGCCTGGCCAGCGACCTCGACAACGCGAACGCTGCGCGGGATCAGTTGGCGGCGCAGGTGCAGCAGCTGGGGGCGAAGCCGGTGGCAGGGCCGCCGGGCAGTCGTGGCGAACCAGGCCCGGCGACGACCGGGCCGCCGGGACCACCCGGGGTGCCGGGGCCGTCCGGGCCGCCGGGATCACCGGGGCCGTCCGGGGCCGCAGGCAAGACGGGCATCCCGGGCGTGTCCGTGACCGGCGCACCCGGCGCACCCGGCGCACCAGGTTCGGACGGAGCAGCCGGTACCGACGGACCAGCCGGACCAGCCGGACCCGCCGGACCCGCCGGACCGCAGGGCGACCCCGGACCCGCAGGAACACAAGGCGACCCCGGACCAGCCGGACCCACCGGACCGCAGGGCGAGCCAGGACCGGCCTGCCCCGACGGATACACACTCCAACCCCCGGCCGACGACCCCGACGCACTCGTCTGCCGCAAGAACGGCGCCCCCACACCGACACCCAGCCCCACACCCACACCCACACCCGTGCTGCCATCCGACCGACGCAGAACCTGACACACCACCGCCCCCGTCTGGCCTCACGGGCCAGGCAGGGGCGGTGTCGTCGTGTACGGGGTCAGCGCCAGGGGGGTCGTCCGCCGCGGGCCCAGGTCTCCAGTTCGCCGCCGCCATACAGGCGTATCCCGACTCGGCTGGCGAGCGCGGTGGCGTCGCGGGTGTAGCCGGAGGTGGTGACGATGGCTGCGATCTGGCACCGGTGGATGTCGCGGTACGTGCCGTTGACGCGCTGCACGTGGTCGGACCCGACGAGGTTCCCCGGCTTGTACCGCTTGCACTGGATGAGGATGCGCCGCCCGTCGGGGGTGGTGGCGAGGACATCCGCCGCAAGGTCACCGGCGCCACCGACGACGGTAACGTTCCGGCAGCCATCCCGGCGGCACAGGGCCGCGGTCTGCTGCTCGAACCGGTCCGGGCTGGCTGCGAGGTACCCGGCGAGTGTGGCCGGTGCGGTTCGACGCCCGAGGTAGGCGCGCCGCCAGCCGAACGCCCGCCGGCCACCCAGGTACAGGCAGACCGATAAGGCGCTGGCGGCCAGAAGCCCGGCTATCGCCTGGTGCGCGGCGAGCCATTTGACGACGCTGATCACGACGAACCCGGCCAGGACTGCGGCGATGCCGATCGCCTCGTTGCGGTTCTTGCGGGCGCTGCGGCGACGGGTCGCAGGCTGGCGGGACACGGCCCGTCGGCGCCGCGCGGGGGTCGCCATCACCGGCCCCGGTTGTCGATGCGGACGCTGACGTTCGTGCCGCTACTGCTGCCGCGGCTGAGCTTGATGACGGCTGCGGATGCGCAGCACACCGCGGCGTACCCGATGCCGGTGGTCGCACCGGCGACCGCGCCGAAGAACAGGACCCCGCCCCAGCCCACGAGGGGGGCTGCGGCGCCGGCGGCGAGGATCCGCTGCGCGACCGGGTCGACGCGCGGCGGCGGCGGGGGCTGCGGCGTGCTCGGGTAGATCCACGTCGGGGTTCCGGTGAGCTGGTCGGCGACGAGGACGGGCTGGTTCGGGGCCTGCGGGTGCGCCGGGTGGAGGGGCTGCTGCAGCGGCGGGGTGGCGGTTTTGGTGTCGGCCGCGGTCTGCTCGGTGATGGTCATGGCGGGGTCCTTAGTTCGTCTCGGGGCGGATGGCGTAGCGGCCGGTCTTCGGCTTGTAGGCGCGGGGGTGGGCGTTGAGCCAGCGGGCGATGACGTCCGGGTTGGGGGCGGTCAGCGACGGGTTCCGGCGGGTGAAGATCTCGACGATCGCGGCGCGGCCGATTCCTTCGGGGCCGGCGGCGATGACGATGTCGAACACGATCTGCCGCCGCGGGTCCTCCTGTGCCGCCTCGGGGGCCGGGGCCTGATAGATGGCGCCGCCCGCGGTCATGATGTCCATGAACTTGGCGTTGAGGTCGTCGTCCCTGGTGCCGTTCTCGTTCATGGCGTCGTGGAGACGGTCCTTGGCGGCGTCTGCCTGGTCGAGGAGCGCCTGCACCTCGTCCGGGTTGCCGCCCACGGCGGGCTTGCCCCAGTCGGCGGTCACGCCCGACCCGCGGGGCGCGGCCTGCGGCGGCTCCGGTGTGGCAGGCGCAGCCGCGGGCGCCGGGCCCTGTCCGAACAGGTGCGCCGTGTCGTCCCACCGATTCGTGTAGGCGTCGCCCGCAGCCCGGCGGGACAGCTCGTCCAACTCCGGGTGCCGGTCGGCAGTCGCCTTCACGATGTCTTCGATCTGCTGCGGGGTGATGCGGTACGCCTTGAACGGCTTCGCGGGTTCGTCGTCGACCTTCACGAACCCGCAGCCCGCATAGGGCGCCTCGTCGGCGCTGGCCTTGTCGCTCCAACCGAACAGGTAGTTCATCTCCTGCTCGTCGGACTTCAGTCCGATCCGGAGAGCAGACTGCTTGAGTACCTGCGGCTCGGACAGCACATCCTGGGTGGCGCGGAGCGCGGCGTTCTCGACGTTGCAGGCAGCCGCCCGGCCGAGCTCCTGGATCTGCACGAGGATCCCGGCGACCTCCCTCAGGATCGGGTCGCGCATGGCCCGCGGCGAGAACAGTTCGGCGATCTCGTCGTTGTTGAGGGTGATGCCCGGCACTGCCGCGGACACGGGCAGCTTGTCGTCGTTCGCCTGGATTTCCAGGTGCTTGTATCCGGGCTTGCGGGCCTTCGCGATCCGCAGCAGCGCCTTCGCCATCTCCAGGGCCTTCTCGGGGGTGTCAGCGACCCAGTCGATCGGCGGCCGGCCGGGACGCCCGGCCTCGTACCACTTGTGGAGCCAGGCCAGGGCGAGGCCGCCGCCGTTGAGGTCGATGACCCAGGTGAGGTGGTCGAACATGCGGCACTGGTTGGCGATCTTCAGGTTCATCAGGTTGGTCTTGCCTGAGCCACGCCGGCCGACGGTCAGCCCGGACCGCTGCCGCATCACCGGTGCGGCCACGGAGCCGTCCCGGAAGATGCCGTGCGGCGACGGGTCGTTGTAGCTGAGCGGCGAGTAGTCGGCCGGGTAGGGGGCATCGTCGATCAGGGCGTTCTTCGTGGACACGTCGAACAGGACCGCGCCCCGGTTGGCGCCGGGCCCGACCGTTACACCGCAGCCCTCGGGAAGCTCGGCGTCAGCCGCGAGGGAGTCCTGATACGGGGCGAAGTCCTTCCACTTGGTGCCGCCCGCGCACTTTCCGTCCAGGGTGAACCCGGCGCCCGACTCCCACTGCTCGACGCCGACGATCTGCACCAGGGCCCCGGGGCAGACTCGGGCCAGTCGCGCCCCCCACTCCTTTGCGATGTCCGCAGCCTTCCCTGCGAGGGATGCGGCCTTGGCTGTCGCGTCCGCGGCGGCCTTCTTCTCCCCGGCTTTCTCCTCGGCGTGGTGCGCACCGGCCATGGCCGCACCCAGGCCGAGAGCCCCAGCGGCGAGGGACGCCAGCATGCCCGTCGACCACGGGCCTTCGGCGATCGCCCACGAGCACCAGCCGCCCGCACCGAGCCACCCTGCGGCACGCAGCCCCAGGGTGGCGCCGGTCACGGACTTGCGGCGCCCGGCGATGTGCGTACCGACCCAGCCCGCACCGGCCGCGGCCACCGCCCATGCGGGCGGCATGTGCGCCGCATATCCGGCCCAACCGACGGCCAAGGCTGTGGCCGCGGTGTTGATCGGGCCGGTGACGGGCCCGTGCCCGGCGTCCCAGTCCAGCTTCACGAGAGTGCTCCGAATCGGTGGGGTAGGGGTTAGAGGAGGTTGGTGGTGACGTCCCACATGCGCTCCCCAGCAGCACCCTTGCGGGGGTTGCGGAGGCGCTCCAGGTCGACCTGGTGCAGGTTCTCGAACGCGGGCCGCAGCTCGGAGGCGAGTTCGGCGGCCTTGAGCTGCAGGCCGTGGACCTGCCGCATGATCTCGATGATCTGCGGGGCCAGCGGCTGGGTGGCGTCGGCGTTCTCCACGGTGACCTTCATGGCCTCCGCGGTGAGGCGCAGGGCCTCCTCCAGGCCGGAGAAGTCCTCGCCGACCTGCAGCATCCCGGTCGGCTGGTAGTTGGCGGCGATGCGGGCCATTTCCATGGCGGGCGCGGTGAAGTGGTGTCCGGGCATGATCGTTCCTCCTGTGCTGGCGGGTGTGCTGCTGGTTGCGGTGGGGCGGCGGACGCTGGTCGCGACCGTGGCGGTTTCGGGGGTGGCCTCAGCGGTCTTGGCCTTCTTGGCGGCTTCCTTGTCGGCGCGCTTCTGGCGGCGCTTCGTCCACGTCTCCTTCAGGCGGGCGAGCGCGGCCTTCCTGTCCTTCTTCCGCAGCCCGGTCCACGCGGCAGCCACGATGGAGCGGACCCCGTCGGTGGCGACGCCGCGCAGCTTCTTGGCGCCGGCGCGGGTGGCGCGGGTGGCCTTCTTCGTTCCGTCGGCGGTCATCGCCTTCTTCAGCCCGCGCCCGGTTGCCTTTGTCGCGGCGACCGTGCCGTGCCCGACAGCGGCGAGCGCCTTGCGGGGCTTCGACCCGGGCTTGACGGCGGCCCGGGCGGTACGACCGGCTGCTGCGGCGAGAGTCGGGCTCTTCTTGGCGGCGCTGTTCTTGGCGTGCTTCTGGTGCGACAGTTTCGGCGTCGTTGCCCCCGGGGCGCCGATCCCGCTGGCGCCAGAACCGGATGCCGCGCCGTGCTTCTTGCCGCCAGCGAGGCCGCCAGAAGAGGCGCCAGAAGACCGCCCGGAGGTACCGAAACTGGCGCCACCGGAACGGGACCCCAGCCCGGAAGCGGAACCTGCCACACCGCTCTTGCCGCCGCCAAAACGGGCCGCGCCAGAACGACCGGCACCCGACAGAAACGACGACCCTGAGAGCCCGCCGCCACCGCCAGAACGACGCGACAAATCAGCGATCTGACGCGACAACTTGGCGGCGTTCTGGCGCTGCACCGACTTACGGCGGCGAACGACAGCTGCCGTGGCGCCAACTGCCGCCACAACACCCGTCGCGGCAAGGCCCGCGACCCCGCCAACTTCATACGCTCCTGTCGCCAGGAGCGTCGTCGCGTTGCCCGCGGCACCCAGCACGGGGGCCATGGGCACGCCCCGCTCGGCACGCCGCTTCGAGCGGGACGCCGGCTCGGGCAGAGTCGGGACCGGCCACTCGGACGGCCACGCGAGGACCGGCGACGACGGCCGGAACTCTGGGGCGGATGGGGTCTGGGGGGCCGCTACCGGGGGTGCCGGAGCGGCGGTACGGGCGGCCACAGAGGGTCTC